CGCGCCTGCCGCGCACTGAAGAACAAGGTATACGAAGCCAAGAGCCGGGACAGCGGAAACACCATCAGCATGAAGACGTTTCCGGGCGGCAGCGTCGCCTTTACCGGAGCAAACAGCCCGACGGAACTTGCGGGACGTCCTGTGCGGTATGTGTTCATGGACGAGATTGACCGGTTCCCAGCTTCAGCGGGAACAGAAGGCGATCCCCTGCAACTGGCCGAACGACGGACAGAAACCTACAAGAGCAACCGGAAGATTGTGCAGACGAGCACGCCGACGGTCAAGGGGGCGAGCAAGATCGAGCGGGCATATAAGGGAGGAACGCAGGAAGAATGGCATACAGAGTGCCCGCATTGCCATAATTTCAGCTATATCAAGTTTGACCATATCAAATTTGATAAAGAGGAATACAAGGACGAGAACGGCGACAAGAACTATCACGTCCGTAACGTCCGCTGGAAATGCCCGGTATGCGAGCGGGAGGTTGGCGAATACGAAGCGAAGCGGTGCCCGGCAAAATGGGTTGCAAAAAACCCAAAGGCCATTGAAGCAGGCGTAAGAAGTTTCCAGCTCAATGCCTTCATGAGTCCGTGGAGCGACTGGACGGATATCTGCCGCACCTTCCTGCGGAGCAAAGACGACCCGGATTTGCTGAAGGTATTCGTTAATACAATTCTGGGCGAAACCTGGGAAGTCCGCGACCGGAGCGGCGTGCCAGAAAAACTGTACGGACGCCGGGAAATCTACGGAGCGGAGGTACCGCCGGGAGCGCTTGTACTGACCATGGGCCTTGATACCCAGGATAACCGCCTGGAATATGAGATTGTCGCATGGGATCGGGAGGAACAGAGTTGGGGTATCAGCCGGGGAATTATCCCGGGCCGGGCCGACGCGGCGGGTGTATGGGAAGAAGTGGACGAGCTGCTTGACCGGGAGTGGAAACTACAGAACGGGATGGCGCTGCGGGTTATGGCGGCGTTTATCGACAGCGGCGGCCATTTCACCCAGGACATTTACCGGGAGTGCGCGAAGCGGTACCGGGCCGGAAAGAAAATCTTTGCCATCAAGGGCGAAGGCGGAGAAGGCAAAGAGTACGTCCGGCTGATGAAAAAGGACAACGGGAAAGACAAAAGCCCGAAGTTCATGATCGGCGTTGACAGCGGGAAGGAAGCAATTATGAGCGCTTCCGGCGTGGAAGAAGTCGGGCCGAGATATATGCACTTCCCACGGGATTACAAAGCCGGATACGACATGGAATTTTTCCGGGGGCTGATATCCGAACGGATGGTCATACACAGGAAGATGGGCCAGGCGGTGACGGCGTGGGAAAAGGTGTACGAACGAAACGAGCCGCTGGACTGCCGGAACTACGCACGGGCGGCATACCGGTATTTCCACTGGCCGTTTGATAAGATCGAAAACACCATTCTGGGAAGAGTCGAGGAAGTGCCGGTGGTCACGAAAGCACAGGTTGAGAAAAAGAAACGGAAGACCGTTGTAAGCAAAGGCATATCCGTATAAGGAGGTTATCGCATGGCCGTTACCATGATTGACGGGTTTACGCTGGTTGAAGCGCGGACGCAATTAGCCTTGTGGAAAGAAGCCGCACAGGAGATTGCGAGCGGAACGGCCAAGCATTACCGGATCGGAAACCGGGAGTACACGGCGCTGGATATCGACGAGGTATACAAAATGATTAAGTATTTCGCCGGTATCGTCGATAAGTTAGAGGGTAACGCGAGGACTGCGAGAGTACAGGTTGTTGTACCCCGTGATTAAGGAGGACTGAAGGATGGGTAAAGAAGCGAATTTCCGGGAACGGGCGCTGTACGCTTTCAGTCCGAAAAAGGGCACAGAGCTTTACCAGAAGCGGCTGAAACGCGAAGCGGAAGCTGAAGGAGCTACACCGGAAGGACGGAAGAGCGCCGCAATTCAGATGGCAGCAAGTTATTTCGGGCGTCACGGCGCGAGCAATACGCTGAATACCATGATCGGATGGCTGGTCGGCGGCGGCGGAGCGGAGGACGATATTGACGTCCACGGCGCTTTGCTGCGGAAGCGGGCGCGGGATCTGTACGCTGGCGGCGGACTGGCCCGGAGCGGGCCGAACACGCTGACGACAAACGTTGTCGGTTGGGGCATCAAGCCGAAGCCGAAAATCGACAGCGAATACCTGGGACTTTCCGACGAAGCGCGGGACGAATGGGAGCGGAACACGCTGCGTGAATGGCAGTTGTGGGCGGAATCCTCCATGTGCGACGCGGAACGGCAGCAGAATTTCTACGGTTTGCAGGAGCTTGCTTTCCTGTCCATGCTGGTAAGCGGTGACTGTTTCGGCCTGTTTGGCATGAAGGAAAACAAGCGGACACCTTACCAGACGACTATCCGCATCCTGGAATCTGACCGGGTGGGTACGCCGGAGAGCAACGGTGAAAGCAACGTCACTGAGCTGGACAGCGGCGGACGGATTATCGACGGCGTGGAAGTGGACAAGGAAGGCGCGGTGGTACGCTACTATATCACGAACCGTCACCCTCTGGCCGAGAGCAACACAACGGAACTGGAATACATTCCGATTGACGCCTTCGGAAAGGATACGGGGTATCCGAACATCCTGCACATTATGACGCACGAACGGCCCGAGCAGCGGCGCGGCGTGCCGTTTGTAGCGGCGTGCATCGAATATCTGAAGCAGTTTGACCGGTACCTTACCGCCGAGCTGGCGGCACAGGTTGTTTCCTCCATGCTGACGGCGTTCATCATCAACGAAGCCGACGGAACAAGCGTCGGCCTGGAAGACAGCGTGGACGAGGACGAGAAGGTTACAGACAACGATCTGAACCTTGAATTGCGGCCCGGTGCCATCTATGACCTTCCGCCCGGAAAGAAGATTGAAACGGTTAATCCCCTGCGGCAGAATACCGCGTTTGAGGGATTCGTGAGCACGTTTGAAACGCTGATTGGCAGCGGGCAGAACATCCCGAAGGAAGTGCTGATTCACAAGTACGACAGCAACTACACGGCGAGCCGGAGTGCGCTGCTGGACTTCTGGAAAACCGTCCGGGTTTACCGGGCGAAGTTCAACCAGCTTTTCAATCAACAGGTTTACGAAATGTGGCTGAGTGAAGCCGTTGCCATCGGACGGGTGGAAGCGCCCGGATTCTTTGACGATCCGGCCATCCGCCGCGCCTGGTGCGGATGCAACTGGAATGGCGTCACCATGGGCCACGTTGACCCGAGGAAGGAAGTCGAAGCCGCAATCCTGCGGATTCGGAACAATCTGAGCACGGAAGAGCAGGAAGCCGCTGAATACAACGGCAACGACTGGTCGGAAGTGATCCGGCAGCGGAAGAAGGAAGTGCAGGAAACTTCCGAGCTTCGGAAGCTGGAAAACGAGCTGGCTGAAAATGTCCGGCAGGATTTCGGAGAAGAGGAGGACAACGACGAATGAAAGAGAGATATGCTTTCTGCGTCCAGATGAAAGTTGAAGACGATACGGCGGAGGTTATGCTTTACAGCCATATCGCCGGAGATAAATTCTGGGGCGACGAGTACACGCCGGAAGACTTCGACAAGGAGCTGAAGGACGCGAAAAAGAGCGGCGCGAAAAAGCTGAATCTTCGCGTAAACAGCCCTGGCGGCGATGTGTTTGCGGCGGTAGCCATGCGGAGCATGATTATCAACGCGGAGTTTGAAAGCGTGCGCGTCATGATCGAGGGCCTTTGCGCGAGCGCGGCAACCCTGTTTGCGACGGTTCCCGGCGCGAAGGTTGTTATCGCGGACGGGAGCGAGTTCATGATCCACAATCCCATGACGATTGCCTGGGGCAACGCCAATGAGATTGAAAAGACCGTAGAACATCTGCGGAGCATGGAAGGCACATTCCACGAAATGTACGCCTCCAAGTGCGGCAAGGACGAAGAGCAGATTAAACAGTGGATGGATGAAGAAACCTGGTTTACGGCGAAACGGGCCGTGGAAGAGGGATTCTGCGACGAGCTGCTTGAAACGGAAAAAGCCGTTGCGTGCGTGTCCGCGCATGAGCTGGCCGTTATGTGTGCGCTTTACAACAACGTACCGAAGGAGATTGCCATTTCCCAGAACGCCGAAGGCGAAGAAGTGGAAATGACAAAGGAGAATTTGCAGAAGGCGGCAGTAGCCGTTTTCAATAAAGGCAGCAACGAAAATCCAGTTGCCGGGTTTTCGACTGTAAATAAAAACAAGGAGGAACCCAACACCATGGAAATCAAGGATTGCACCAGGGAACAGCTTCTTGCGGAAAACCCGGCGCTGGCTGAAGAGATTCGGAACCAGGCCGTGGCTGACGAGCGGGAAAGGGTCGCCGGTATTACGGATCTGACTCTGGAAGGCTTTGAAGCAGAAGCGGAAGAAGCCAAGGCGAACGGTACCAGCGTGACCGATTTCGTGCGGGCTATGCGGGCCAAGGCCGCCGAGAGGAAGGCCGCAGCCAAGGCCAAGGGCGAAGCGTTTGTCACCGCCCGTGCCGCCGAAACCGCCCCCGCGAAGGACGTTGCAGCCGGAGCCGCCGAGGATGAGG